GTAGAACCCTTTGATAAAAAAACGCCTTGTGAGCGTGCGCCCTTCAATAGGTTACATGAGCGGCAGGCGCTAGTTAAGTTGTCGAGGTCGTGGCCACCGCCCACTTTGCGTGGGATTATGTGGTCCACTTCTGTTGCTGGTTGTCCACAATAGGTGCATGTCCAAGCATCGCGATTCAACACACGCAATCGCTGCTTCTTCCAATGACCAGTGCTTAGGTTATCACCTCTTATTGCCAATTGTATCTCTTCCAATGTTTATATGACTTACACCAATTAGGTTGACCATCCTTAGTCAATCCATATCGATGTGCAGTATAGCGGTTGGACCAATCAATCATGTCATATTCATTAAGGTCACGATACTTAGTGTTCTTCATTTGAATGTAACCATAATGACCAGAACCATTGTCTGCTTTGAAATTCCATGCACTCTCTTTACCTATAAGAGCAGTTGCACATTTGTAATTCTTTAATGTTAATTGAGAACGTAAGTATTCTTTTGGTGTGAAATCTATTACCTCAGGGCTATGTGCCACATGGCATAAGACAATACTCGCCCCCATGGCAATCGCTACCACCCGAGCAATCCGCGAGGCGGCTCGTGCTGAACGCCTGAAGCGTTCTAACGATTTATAGCGTAGCATGGCACTCCTAATATATTGAGCATTGCATCTCCAATAATCTCATTATGTGGACTATGACTTACATCACATTATTAGTTCTTATCTTTACCCCAACCTGTACCTTTAAATACCAAGCCTGGTACTGAGTAGATGCGATTGGCCTGTGCGCCACAATCAGTGCAGCGCACTAAGTCATGGTCCATTGATAATTCGAGTTCCATCTGTGTATTACAAATTGGGCATCGATACTCATACATTGGCATTAGGCGCTTCTTTCTCACAGGTTTTACATCTCCAGTTCTTAATCTTCCACGAACCACATTGTTCACATCTAATGCTTGCCGCTTCCCAATCAATGTCTGGTGGTATTCGGTCATAATCTGCCTTGCGTAATAACTCCACCAAATCACCCAATGTCAACATACAGACGAACTCCTCAACTGATGCTTCCCCTTGCCCATTGAGTCTGAAACACGCAAATCCTAATTCCCCCGATTTAGACGTGCGTGCTTTGATTTGGCGAAGTGTCCCTTTGATGTCAAGTGAGTTACGCGCCTTTACCTCAATGTCGAACGGAACATTAAGGCAATCTTTGCCTTGACCTCTTCCTACGCTTGCGCTTGGCCACCATTGCTGCAAATATGATGCTACCAAACGCTCAGTGGCGTAGCCACGATGCTTACGATGCTGACTGGGCATATACCAAACTTTCCATTGGTCTTAAATTATCTAATGGCACATACCAAGTCGTTTCATTATATCTCCATTCCTCATTCATGCACTCTCGCCCATAAGCCCAACCGATTGCTTTGTAAGGATGTGATATGTAATCAGGTGCAACACGTCTAGTTCTTTTGGCTAAACCCTCAACAACTAAAACGTACCGTTCAGTAACATCATCTCTGGTTGAAAATCTCATGCCTCTGGATTGGTTAAAGGTGTATCTGATTTCTCCAAACCTCGGCAAATCCTGAAGTTCTTTAAATTTGTTCCAGTGTGGGATAAATGTGTCCCATCCAAGCATCCTTGCAAATGCTAATTCAGAACCTGCGCACACACCATGCTGCCATGTTTCCCATAGGTCACCTTCTGAGTAATTGACATTTTTCTCAGGCTTGCCAAAGAACTCTGCTTGCCTGTAATAACCAACCTGGACTGCTATTGCTTCCTCATGGGCAGTCAACGAGTATTCCCACATTATTTACCATTTACTGCGTGACATTTTAAACAAGTGATAAATACCTGGTCATTAGCCTCTGGAGTAATAGCCAAAGGTTCATTGCAAAGATTGCAATAGATAACAATATCCTGCGGTTCTTCGAACTCTCCGCCCATGACGGTTGCATAGCCATCATCAAAGATTACCATTTCACCCATGTTATGCCCTAACTTTCTGCGGTTGCCATTGTCCGTTTGCATTTAGTTCTAGCCAAATGCGTTCTGGGTCACATGGCTTTTGTTGACCAACCTGATAATTGCTGAATTTATAGGAGCAATCCCATGCAGCCCATTGTTTTCCATTCTTACCTGTGCCTGTGCGCAAGACTCTTTGTTTGCCACACTTACATAAGGGGATGTCTTTGTCAGTCGTGCCACCTATAATTTCTTTGACCGTTGCTACGGCTTCAGCCGACGTTGCAGGTGGTGCGACAGTTTTAATTGTCCAAGGGTCTTCTTCGTTCACGACAGGGATATATTCTTTGAATTTAGGTTTTGAGAGTTCGACTCTCGCCATGTCTTGAACTGTTGGTTTGTGTTTTGTTTCGAGGATAAGTGATAATGCTCGGCCAATCGCTGACGTGACAGTATCTTCAACGTAAAACTTACGCATCGAAGCATTAAACGTACTTGCATCTCCAAAAGCGTAATCGACAGCAGCAGGAAGTGTATCTTCATGCTCGCGGTAAATTTGGGCTGATACGAGGATATGACCCTTCTCAGCATTAAATTGAATGACATCTGTAACAATCCTTCCCACTGGGTAAGCAACCTGAAAACGGCGAATTCTGCTATTTATATCTTCGTACGAACTCAAATCAAACATATAGTTCATCCTCTTCTGTTGCTAGTTCCATTGCCATACTGAGATACGCAATCGCATCTACATAGGAATCAATGTGTTTTGGGCTTTCTTGGATTCTGCTGAGTTTGACTTCGACCATTGCAAGGCAAGCCTCATAGTCTGTGATTGGGAAACTAAATAAACAGGTAAGCCTTGAAGCGATGCGACCCTGATTGATTTTCGCTCTACCGTAGATACTAGAACGATTTTGCATGATGTCGATTGCATTGATAAGTGCCTCAGTTGCTTTCAATTATTCCCTCCAAAATTCTTGACGTGAAACCGCACGTCCTCGTAAGTAGCCGTCACGGTGGCCTTGTTCGCGCCCGATTGTGATGCCCATGTAATACCCGATAGTTGTAAAGACAATTCCAAATACAAAACAAAGTAATGGTGACATTTAGTTACTCCAGCACATTGATTGATAATCAGTGATTAAGCACCATTGGCCCAAGGCATCATCAAAGATGACTTCATAACTATTGCCGAAGTCCTGAAGGATTGTGCGTGCTGCCATAAGGGTTGCATAGTTATCGAACCAGTAGATGTAATCCAGTTCGTAATTGACTGGACCTTCGAAGCGTCCGTCCTGTGCTTCCCAGTTATTGCCCTTGAACTGCATCGAAGTTTCGTTAAGGTTTTCGAAGTCCTCTGCCATGTCCATATAAACTGCTTTCATTGCGCCCATCTTTTGCCCCTTTTCCCAATTCGTTCGATTGGTTATGGCATTAGTGTTGCACGGATTTAGGCTGAGTCAAGGCTATTTTGATAACGAAATGGTAACAATTCTGCATCATCCATTTGGACGTCAATATCCCTGCGTACAGGGAAAATGTCGTTAGCGAGGCCGCCCATAACGCTTGCCATGCACTACGAACGTGCCATCCTTCTCCACATAAATCAGGTCAACCTGGACATTCTTGCCTATCTCTGTGACAATGGCAAAGGCTTGCTGCCAATTGGGCATAGAGACGTATTTGGCGGCCTTAACGCTCATTGCGTGTCCCACTTCAACTCCGTGTAGTACGCGCCTCACAGAGCCGTTGTAGGCCTCAGAAACGGCACTCCTGCCAGCACGATGCGTATGCCCCATAATGGTTGATACGCCTGCCTTTTTGGCTTGATTTAATGCGCTCATTCCTGGGTTCGGATTAAGCCCCCCAAGGTCACCATGGACGGCTATCCACCCACGGGCAATAGGAAAGGCTTCCTTATGAAATTGAATCCCTAGTTCATCGAGTTTAAGGAACTTCTCGAACTTCAGTTCTGGCAATGATAGAAAGGCAGGAATCTTCTTCATGATGACGTTATACAAACGGTCCGTATGATTAGAACGCACTGAATGTGCTTCCTTAGCATATTGAGTCAATCGCCATAACACGTCAACTGTGTGGTCACGGTCATCGGCTAATGTCTGTTCGTACCAGCCTGGAGAATTCTCAGTCCAACGGCTTATCTGAGGGAGGTCAATCTCATCTCCGATAGTAACGACAGAGTCGTGCTTAAACGCTTTTGCAAATAATTCAAAATTGCGTACAACATGTGCATCCTCATAGGGACACTGAAGGTCGGGCCAAACGATAGTACGTTTCATTCATCCTCATCGTCATCCTCGTAATCGCCGAATTTTTCGGGTTCGATTGGGGTTGGCAAAATCCAAGCAGGATAGG